TAGCGCTTTTTTCTTCTGGCATGGTTTTTCCGGTTGCCAGCCATTCGATGTTGGCTCCCCCGACAGTTGTTATAGTTATTAACCTATCGAGACTCGGATAGGTGTCGCCTCGCAGATAACTCCTCAAAACCCCCTCCGAGAAACCACACCGCTTAGCAAATTTTCTCAGGCTGTTATTACCTATTAATTCCTTGAGTCTGGAAGGAAACTGGACAAGCTCTTCCCTCGCGCTCTGCATACCCTCCAATTGATCAGTACCTTTTCCCATCAGCGACCTCTCTAATTATTAAACGTAAAAAAATACTTCACTGCGTAAAAATCGGTTGACATATACATAAAACAGCAATAATCTACGCAAGGATTCTTAATTGCGGATTTGTTTACGCCAAAAAAAACCAGATGGTCACTGGCTAAAATTCAAGGAGGTCCGGATGAACCACTCAACTCACAGAAAGCAGTCCCAGGGTGATTGGCACCCCGCCGACATCAAGGCGGCTTTAGCAAAGGCCGGTTTTACCTTCGCCAAGATCGCCCGGGACTATGGCTTCAAAGGATCTGCCCAAACAGTCCTTCAAAAGCCATGGCCGACGATTGAAGCCATTATCGGAAAAATCCTCAATCTCCACCCGTCCGAGATCTGGCCCAGCCGTTACGACGCCCAGGGCAACCCCTTGAGGTCTCGCGGCCCTGTCAATGTACCAAAGCGGGTGAGTGGTCGCAATGGCTAATAAATTAGTTGGTTTGGCTGGTTATTTACTGAACTATTGAAGGGAGGGAAAGTGAGTGGCTAAAAAATCTCAGCAAATCGCCCCCGGGCAAATGGCCCTCGACTTCTCCTCTAAGGTCGACACGCTGATTGAGGTCAAGGGCAACATCCTGGATGCGCTGCACACCAGGCCGGAAACGTTTGCCCCGACAGAGAATGAATTCGAAGCCTGTATCGAGATCGCGGCCGCGATCAAGAAGGCGGTCAGGGATTCCGGCATGAGCCGGGACCAGCTGGTCGACGCCATCAACGATTATTTCGGCCGCACCAACGACGGGGCCGACGCCGATCCGCCAACCTGCCGCAAGCCTCTCACCATCAATCAGCTCAACCACTACCTCAGCAAGCCCTGCGAGTACCCGATCCCGACTTATTACCTATTTGCCATCCATCGCGTGACAGGCGTAATCGAACCGGGCGCGACCATCGTGGCTGCGGCCGGTGGCCAGGTGGCGACATCCGAGGAAATCAACCTGCTGCAGCTCGGCAAGCTGGAGGCCACCCTGGACGAAATGCGCCGACTGCGAAGCGAACTGAAAGGGAGGGCCCGGAGATGAGTGACACTTTTGCGAAATTATTCAATGTTGGAGGTCCCGGCCGTCAGCTGCTGGTGTACCGGGAACGGGATGAGGACCAAGATGCCACAGTGATGCACCATGTAACAGTGGTTGATGGTGTCCGGGCTGATCTGAAGGTTGATATTTTCGGCGAACGACAAGACGAAAAGGCAATTTATTACCTGAAAAAGTTCGACAAAAAGACCGCTAAAAATACTTTTAGCTACCTTTATGGGGTGATTGAAAGTGGTGAGTTATGACTCAGCCTTCCTCTTTTTATCAGGTATTGGATCGCTGCTACAAAGCTACTGGCTGGCGGAAACAGAAGGATCTGGCGACTTTTCTGGGAATAAAGTCCCCGTCTATTTCGGGGGCCAAAGAAAGGGGGTCCTTTCCGATCGACTGGGCCTTCAGAATTGCCCAGGCATTCAACGTTAGCACCGATTGGCTGTTGACCGGCAAGGCCCCGGACGATTCTTCCCAGCCGGCCCGCTGCCCCTTCCTCGCCGACACACCCTTGTCTCTCACTACCCAGGATCACGGCAATCTGCGCCGCTTCGCCAGCGAGTTGAGGAACATCCTGGACCGTCAGGAGAATCAGATCGCGGCTGCCAAGCAGCTATTGAACAAGATCATGACGATCGTGGAGGGTTCCCGATGAAGACCTATTACAACGCCGCCCTGCGGCCTGAAAATAATGTTCTGCCGGCCTGCATGATCGGCCTGATCGGTAGCTCCAGAAAGCGGCCGAACTATCGCGGGACAACGGATTTTGAGCAGATCACCTGCGAGCGCTGTCTGCGCAAGCTCGGGAAGAAAGGCTGAATATGGAACTCAAGGCGCGAATCGACATTGAGGGAGCCCTGCTTGGCGGCATGGGCCCGGAAGTTGTTCAGAAGAACCTGGGTAGAGCCATGGAACTTGCCGTAACTCGAGTGCTGCGTGAGGTCCAAAAACTAACGCCGGGCGGGGTCACTGGCAATCTTCGCCGAAGCATTCAGAAGGAAGTTCAGCATGGATCGCCACTTGAACGAGGGACCCCTGTTACGCGTGGGATCGTTGCCACCTCACATTCTTACGGGCTCGTTGTGGAACGTGGCCGGCGCGCGGGCATGGGAAAGCCGCCGACAAGTCCTATCCGGGAGTGGGTTGCCTACAAGCTTGGGCTATCCGGGGACGAGTTGGAGCGGGTGACCCATATGATCCGGAACAAAATTGCCACTCACGGTACCGAGGGCGTCCACATGTTCGATCGCGGGTTCGATAAAGCATGGCCTTACGTTCAGCAGGTGTTCAATGAGGCGGGGATCAAGATCGTTCGGGAACTTGATCAACCTACGAAGGGGGGAAAATGAACTGGCTGGCTGCTTTGCTGTTGGTCATTGGATTGGGGTTGGCCGGTGCCGATGGTGCCTGGTTCCCCTGGATCAATTTGGTTGGGGTTGGGTTGCTCATTGGCTTCGCCGCCCTGGTGAAACGTCCCTGTCAGGAGGGTTCCCTTGAAAACGTACAAGCAGATTGCTGCCGTCAAGACTTCTTTCAGCATTCTTGACCACCTGAAGATCCAGGAGCGACCAGTCTCCGGAGCCGAGGTAGCTCAGGAGCTGGGACTGCCCCACGCCACGGTGATGAGCCACCTGGCGACCCTGGAGGAGATCGGGGCGGTGGAGCGGATCGGCGAGACCTACCGGGTGGGGTTCAAGCTGGCGACGTTCTGGATCGAAGCGAAGAAAAACCTTGAGGCGCAACGGGTCGAGATCGACCGCAAGTTGCAAGCGATCAACTACTGAGGAGTGAACCATGGCCAAAGCGAAAGAGACCCGTCAAGCACCGAAAAAGACCTCCGAGGAACAGACCTACGAGCATATGAAGATTATGGCCGAAGCCGAGTTGGACAGGGTACGGCGGGAGCTGGAAGAGACGAAAGAAGGGATTGTTGCCATTCGCGAGGAATCCCAAGTTTTCGGGATGCTCAAGAAGATCGAATATGACCAAACCCACAATCAATTACTGAAATATACGGCCCTTGCCAGGTTGAAAGAGCGCAAAGGATACCGCAAGGGCGGCCTGACCTGGGAGCAGTTCTGCGAGGCCATCGGAGAGCCTGTAAGGACTGTCGATCAAACCCTCAAAGACCTGAAGCCACTGTTCGACCAATTTTCGGCAGGTTTTGCCGGTTTGCCCATATTCACCGGGTTGAGTTTCAGTAAAATCAAATACTTAGGCAAGGCAATTTCGGCAAACTCGGCAGAAATCCAAGATGGAGCCCTGGTTGTCGACGGCGTCAAGGTGCCACTCCTTCCGGAAAACGCCGAGGAAATCGAAACGCTGATCGACGGACTCAAGGAGACCCACCGGCAGGAAAAAACCACCCTGGAAAAGAAGCTCGACCGGATGGAGCGCGGGCTGGAAAACGCCATCAAGGAAGAGACCCACAACCTGCAACTGGAAAAGGAGGCCTTGCTCAAGGAGAACAAGCGGATGAAGGCCTTCGACCCGCAAGACAAGGACCGCACCTGGAGCATCGAGCAGGCCAAGGTGCTTGAGAAGACCTGCAGCGAGTTCGTGATCTGCTGCAGCCGCTTCATCATGGACGAGCGAATCATTGACGATCGCCACCTCCAGGCACTGGTCAACAAACACCTCTCCGAGGCCCAGGACAGTCTCTACGACTTGCGCGGCAGGTTCGACGACATGTTCGGCTACGAGCATATCTAGGCGGCCATCCATGACGATTGCTCCCGACTATCTCGATGGCCTGCGCCGCGACTGGCAAGCGGCCCCCTACGGAACCAAGGCCGAAGTGGTCCAGAAATGGGCCGACCGGCTCGGTTGTACAGCGCAATCTCTCTACAGGCACTTGGAAACCAGAAGGCAGCGCCAGCGGGGTGATTACGTGATCGCGGGCATAGAGGAGGCGGTTAAAACGGTGGCGCAAATCAAGAAGCGGCCACCGGAGCATAAGGGGGAACTGACGACGGAAGACGCCCTGAAAATCGCCCTGGACTGCGGAGCGATCGCGCCGGAGATGAGGGCTGTTTCGCCATCGACCTTCAACCGGATCATGCGGGAGATAGGCATGGACAAAAGACGCCGGGTCCAGCGTTTTCAGGCGGAATTTCCGAACCAGCTGCACCACATGGACGCCAGCTCCAGCGGCTGTTTCTATGTCGCCCGCAAGATGCCGGATGGCGAACGCATCCTGAAGATCCACGCGGGGCACGCCAAGTACAAGAACAAGCCGGTTCCCACCCGGGAGCGGCCGTGGGTGTATGGCCTGGTCGACGATTACAGCGGTTTTCATGTCGCTCGCTACGTCGCCGCCCTGGGGGAGAATTTTGGGGACAACCTGGACTTTCTCTGCTGGGCCTGGAGCAAGAACGACGATAAGGCCTTCTTCGGTCTGCCGAACCGGGTCAAGGCGGACCATGGTCCTCTAATGAAAGGTCAACCATCGATCGAGTTCCTCAAGCGGCTCAAGATCGATTCCGACGGCAGCGTTCCGGAACAGAAAGAGGCGCACGGCAAGATCGAACGGCCCTGGCGCACCATGTGGAAACGGTTCGAGCTGCCGTTTTTCGCCGAGGCCGACTGGAAGGGGTTCGAGATCCCGCTGAGCGAGCTGAACCGGCGCTTTTTGATCTACCAGGACGAGTACAACGCCAAGTCGCATCGTTACGAGCGGGAGATCTCCCGGCTGGACGCCTGGCGGCGGATCAGTCTGCACGGTGGGGCTGTCGCCTTGCCGGAAAACGCCCTGATGACCACCGCCAGGCGCTATGAACGGACCGTGGAGCAGGATGGCTGCTTTTCGCTGGAGGGGCAGCGCTACGAGGTCAAGGGGCTGCACGACGCCAAGGTCTTTGTCTACCGGGGCGTGTTCGACGATCGCCTGGTGGTCGAGGATCGGCGCACCGGCGAGAAATACGAGGTGGAAGACTTCGCCCCGACGCCGCTGGACACCTTTGTCGGTCACTCGGAAACGCCGCACGAGAAGGCGGTCAAAGAAGCCCGGGACCTGCAGCTGACCAACACCCTTTATCTCGACAAGAAGGACCAGGGCAACCTGGCCCTGTTCCCGACTCGGGTCAAGGAAACCCGCGACATGCCCAACCCCCTGGCGGTGGATGTTTACCCTTCGGTGGAGGCAGCCATGCGCGAGGTCACGGCGATCTGCGGGATGCGTCTCCGGGGTGAGGATCGGGAAACGGTTGTCAATTTACTGAAGGAAAACGGCCTGGCCAGAAGCTATGCCATCGAGCTGGCCATGGAGATCCAGGCCGAACAGGAAAGGAGCGCGTTATGAGGTTGTCAAGACTGGAAGTGCTGGCCGACTTTGGCTTTAACCAGGACCCGTTCACCGACTGTGGATTTGAAACGGCGGACCGGATCAGGCTCAAGCGGATTCTGGCCATGTCGATTCAGTCCCGGGGCATGGTGTCGATCGTCGGTGACCGGGGAATCGGCAAGAGCGAGGCGGTCAAAGCCGCCCTGGCCACCCTGGACGCCACGGTGGTCATGGTTCGCCCGGCGGACAAGGAACGGCTGCTGATCAGCGACATCGAGCAGGAACTGATCTTCGCCCTGAGCGACGAGCACCCCCGCCGGGGCAAGGTGATCCGGACCATGCAGCTGCGCCGCATCCTGGGCGAGGCCTCCCGGAAAAAGAAGGTGGTGCTGGTGATCGAGGAAGGGCACCGGCTGCACGGCCAAACCCTGCGCTCGCTTAAGACTCTGCGGGAGCTGGACTGGATGGGTGAGGCCAAGCTGTTCAGCGTGATCCTGGTGGGCCAGTCGGACCCGATGAGCAAGCCCGGGGTGTCGGAGGTGCGGCTGCGGACCGACTGCGTGCAGATGCACGGCCTGGTCGGCGGTGAAGTCAAGCGTTACATCCGGCACACCGTTGGCGGGAGCTTTAGTGCCGAGGCGATCGAAGCCCTGACCAGGAAGCCTGGTTCCGGGAACTATCTCGACCTGCAGCAGCTGCTGGTGGATTGCATGGCCCGGGCGATGGCAGCCGGTCGCGAAGAGGTGGGGCTGGAGGATCTGGGGGACGAGGCAACCCGTAGCGGGAAGGCTCCGGAACAGGGGCCTGCAAGGTCAAATCGGGCCTCAGCAGACAGCTCCGAGCAGCTTGGGTCCGCCGTCAAGAATGTTTTGAGTCGGCGGCAAAGCGACGCGTCGGCCGAACCGATCGCGGCGGCGGGCTAGGTCATTCGAAGACAAAGGAGGTCGGTCATGAAAAACAGGTCGCGTCAGGTTCAAACGATGATCAAGCCACAACAGATCAAGCTGATCCACACGCTGAAGACGGCGCTCGGGATGGACGACGATCAATACCGCTGCGCCCTTTACGAAGGGTTCCGGGTGGAGTCCTGTAAGGAACTCACATTCGTCCAGGCGGAAGCCCTGCTGTGCAGCCTGAAGGAACGCGCCGTGGCCCAGGGCGTCTGGAAGGAAAAAAACAAACCGAACCGGCACCGGCCGCTGAAACAGCGGCCCGGCTACGCCTCACCGTCTCAACTCGATTACATCGAGGGGCTGTGGAAGGACGTCTCCCGCGCCAGTGAAGCGGATCGCCCCAGGGCGCTGCGGAGTTTTCTGATGCGTCAGGCGGGGGTGTCCGATCTGCGGTTTTTAACCGCCGACAAGGCGACGTCCGTGCTCGCCGCCCTCAAGCAGATGAAATCCCGGCAGCAGGAAGTCGGGAGTTAAGGAGTATGGAATGCCAGCATTGCGGAGCCAAGCGGCCGAATCTCCACGCTTTCAAGGAAACCTGCCAGGACGAAGGGCGGTTTCTAGTCGTGCGCTGCCTGCTGTGCGGCTGGCGGACGGTCGAACCGGATACCAGCAGCTATCGGTTTCTGGGATGGAGTTCACCCTGGCCGCGACGGGAGCAGGAGGTTTACGACTACCAGTGGCTGATGTACCAGCCGGCGCGATCCTGAGCGGACCTTGAGGCGATGAGCGGAGCCAAAACGAAATCTCTGGATAAATCTTCTCCGGCCAAGCCGCCGAGGGGGGCAAGGATGTCCGTCCGGCAGGTTGCTCATGGCTCACAGAACATTCAGGTCGCCGGCGATTTGGTTCAGCCCCAGATTCAGGTCATCGTGGTCGACCGGAGAAACCTTGCCGATGTTCTGGAGGCGATCGGCCGAACCTTCCCCGGGGAGGCCCTGGTCTATCGGGGCGGTGAGACCGAAAACCGTTTCGAGAGAATTTGCCCCAGGACGGCCGCTAACGACGAGAGACGGGGTAAGGCCTCAAAAAGGTTTGACAAGCTGTTTATAAACGCTTTTGGGCGCGTTGCCCGCCGTTTCTGGCGGCGGCCTAAGCCTGGTCTTTGATGTGAAGGGAGTGTCTTGCGCCGTGGAGATCGATGCCAGGTCAGGAAGGGTTGTGTCGTCGTGGATCGAAAAAGAGCAATCCGGACCACTGATCCGACACACGTTTTCACAGGGTGGTTTTGTTTGGTGCTGGCGCAACGGACTCGTCCTGATCGGAGTCGGTCTGCGGCTGGGACTGTTGGGCTGGACCCGTTTTTCAATCAACCATTGTGATCCGAGCCCCAAGGAGGAGAAGTGAAAAAGACCTACCCGGAAGTCCTGGCGGATCTTGCCGCCCAGGTGGCGACCCGGTTGATCGACCGAGGTATCCCAGAAGCGACGGCCATCGAGGTTGGCGGCGAACTGGCGGACCACTTCACTGAGTATTGGGGTGGCCTGCAGATCTACATCCCCAAGAATTTGCGTTACCAGATCACTCAGCGGGATCAAGAGATCTTCGAAGAATTCGACGGCAGCAATATGGAGGCAATCTGCCGAAAACACGGGATCACAGTTAGAAGTTTTTACCGGGTTATCAATTCAGTCCGGACAAATCGGAAGAAAGGTAAGCCCCGGCAAGAGCGCCCCAGGCGAAGGGGTCCTGGGTAAGAAATGCGCTGCCCGGTCCGAGATAGGCGGACCATAGGCCCGGGCGGTGGCCTCCCTTTTTGCCAACAGCTTAAGGGAGGCACTCCAACAGCCAATGGTTCGCCAGGGGCGAAGGGCCAAGGGAGACCCCGGCTACGGCCGCTAACCTTGGCCAGTTCAATCATAAAGATCTGCCATTTCGGCAGCCATTCAACAAAGAGGAGTCAAACATGGAACAGATCGACAAGAAGTATCTGAAGGGGCTGAAGTTTCGGTCCTCGAAGGCCAGGGACGTCAAAGGCGAAGACGGCCGCAAAATCAAGCAGCGCTTTCCCACCGAACGGCCGCTTACCCCGGCCGACGTATTGTCCTGGAAGGACACTGGAGCGTCTATTGTCCTGGTGACTGCCGACGGCCAGAAGGTCACGGTGGAGAAGTCGGCCGCAGCCTGAAAGGAGTTGAATCATGCCGTTGAGCTATGAACAGATCCGGGAGCTGGTCCGCCAGGCCCTGGAGACCACCCACAACCTCAAGCAGGGAAGCTGGCTGTACGTGGTCGACCTTTACGAGGACGCGGTGATCTATGAGATCGAGGGGCCAGATGGCAACAAGGGGCCGCTCTACTACCGCCGCAGCTACACTCTGAACGAGGGGAAGGTTGAATTGGGGGAGCCGGAAGCCGTGGAGCGCAAAGTGGAGTACCTGCCGATGCAGGCTGCCTCGCGCTTTGTGTCGGCCGTCGGCGCACCGGACAGTGAAGATTACGGTTATGTCTGGCGCGTCCAGGTCAATGAGTATGGCCTCGGCAAGGATGGGCGAATCAACTGGACCCGCGATCCGCTGGTGGCAGCGATTCCGTTGATCGAGGGTGCCAGGGTTTTCGCCCTCGATGAAAGCCAGCACCAGGCGTCACACAAACAGTTCGGCAAGAGCGTGAAGGAAATCGTCGGCTGGCTGAAAAACGTCAGCGACACCGGTACCGCCATTGAGGCCGATTTTTACATCCTCAAGAGCGCTAAGTGGCTGCGCGACGCCCTGGTTGATTCGTTCGATCGAGGTAAGCCTGATTTGCTGGGGCTCAGTTTCGATGTGATGGGGAAGGCCGTCAACCGCGTGGTTGCCGGCAAGAGAGTCAAGGAGCCGGTCGAGATCGCCGCCGTCGAAATCGACGTGGTGTATGCCCCGACCAACAACGGAAAATTTATCAAAATGGCCGCAGCCGTGGAGCTCGGCCGAGAGGAGAATCTCATGACGCCAGAAATGGAAAAAATGCACCGCATGACTTGCCAGGCGGTCCTCAGCTCGGAGCTGGCCTCCAGTAAGCTGCCGGCGGCGGCCCAGAAGAAACTGAAGGCCCAGTTCGGTGTCCGCCTCTTCGAAACTGAAGAACTTCACGCGGCGATCAAACTGGAAAAGGAAATGTTGGACGAGTTGTCCGGCAGTGGCGGGCTTGTCGGTGCTGGTGGAGTGCGGGTGGTCCGGGATAGCGGAGAAAAACTGCAAGCCGCCATGGACAAGCTGTTCGGAGTGAAAGTCGATGACAAGTTTAGCGATGTCGCGCCCCTAAAATCACTGCGTGCCGCCTATGTCGAAATGACAGGGGACACCGATGTCCGTGGCTATCTCGATCCGGCCCAAATGCAGCGACTGCAGGCCGCCTACGGCAGTACCACATTTGCCTATGCCATCGGCAACACGCTCTATCGGCGCATGGTCCAGGACTACCGGGAAATTTCCGACTATGGCGTCTCGCGAATCGTCGGACCGAATATCCGCAACGCCAGGGACTTCCGGACCCTGGAAGCTGTCCATATTGGTTACTATGGCGACCTGCCCGATGTGGATCCGGAAGCTGATGACTACCCGGACCTGGGCGAACTCGGGGACGAAGAGATCAGTTATGCCCTCAACCAGAAGGGCGGGATTATCACCATCACCCGGAAAATGATTATCAATGACGATCTTCGTGCCGTGCAGAAGATTGTCAGCCGACTGCCTCGCGCCGCCCGCCGGACTCTGGCCAAACGCTGCTGGGGTAAGTTTATCGGCAATGCCACCTATAAGGGGGACAGTAAGGCCGTCTTCCATGTCGACCACGGCAACCTTGGCAGCGTCGCCTACGATATCCCCTCGGCCCTGGCCGCCAAAACCGCTTTTGCTCAGCAACAAGAACCTGAAAGCGGCGAACGGTTGATGCTGCGGCCAGTGACGGTTGCCTTCCCCTCCGAGCTTTACGGCATCGTGAAAAATGTCAACGACTTCAACCCGCAGGCGGTTGCGATCGCAGATGGCA